TCCTCCTGATTCCCACATTGATCTGGTGGCGGGACTCCGTCCTCTGGGTTGCGGTGATGTCGATCTGGGCCAACGTGGTGGGCCACTGGTCCGCGTACCAGGCCGCTCGAGCGGAGGAGAACGGTGGCTGAACCGACCCGGCGTGAGCAACTGGAAGACCTCCGGGACATCCTCCGCGCCCAGCTCCACGACGCGCCCCCCTCCGCCGTGGCCGGCATCGCGCGTGAATACCGGATGACCCTGGCGGAGTTGGCGGTCATGGGCCCGGCCGCCGGCGCACCGCGGGAGGAGGGAAGCAAGGTTGATGAACTCTCCGCACGCCGTGAAGCGCGTTGGTGTGCAACGTCCGCGGATTGAGCTGATCCCCCCGTACGTCTCCACGGCAGGGCCGGAGTGCGTGGAGCTGGCCGCCTCCGCCGGCCTCGAGCTGGACCCGTGGCAGCGCTACGTATTGAAGGGGGGCCTGGGGGAGCGCGCGGACGGGCGTTGGTCCGCCTTTGAAGTGGCGGTCATAGTGGCCCGTCAGAATGGAAAGGGGTCCGTTATAGAGGCCCGTGAGCTGGGAGGCCTCTACCTGTTCGGGTCTCGCCTGATCCTTCACAGCGCTCATGAGTTCAAAACCGCCGTGGAGGGCTTCCGCCGGATCCTCTGGCTGATCGACAACACGGACGACCTCCGTAAGCGGGTCAAAAAGGTCACGAACTCCCACGGCGATGAAGGCATAGAACTCCTGAACGGGGCCCGCCTTCGGTTCATGGCACGTACGCGCGGAAGTGGCCGGGGTTTCTCCGGGGATGAACTTCACCTGGATGAGGCGTACAACCTGTCCCCGGAGTCCGTGGCCGCGATGCTGCCCACGCTCTCCGCACGGCCCAACCCCCAGATCTGGTACTACTCGAGCGCGCCACTCCTGGACTCCCTCCAGCTCCGGGCCCTTCAGGCCCGGGGCCGCGCCGGGACCGCCTCCCGCCTGGCTTACTTTGAGTTCTCCGCGCCGGCGGATTCGGACCTGGACTCCATGGATGCGGCCTACCAGGCGAACCCGGCTCTGGGGTTTCGCTTGTCGGAGGAGTTCATCCTGACGGAGCGTGAAGCGATGGATGACGCCTCCTATGCCCGGGAGCGCCTGTCCATTGAGGAGGACCCGTCCGCGGCCGGCCTGTTCGACATGCTTCTCTGGGCGGAACTGGTGACCAGCGTCCCCTTGGCGGATCCGCTCTGTCTGGCGATCGACACCACTCCGGAACGCTCCATGACCTCCATCGGGGCCGCTGGCGCGCTCCAGGAAGTCCCCGGCCTCCGCGGGGTTGCCCGGATGGACGGCCTTCTGGGCGTGGACGTGATCGACAACCGGCCCGGGACAGGCTGGGTCGTGGAGCGTGTGGTGGATCTCTGGGCACGGCACCGACCCATAGCCGTGGTCATCGATGAGAAGTCCGCGGCGGCCATGTTCATCCAGGACCTCCGGAACCGCGGGGTCCGCGTAGAGGTCGCGAACACGTCGAACCTGGCGGAGGCCAGTTCCCAGTTCTACGGCCGGACCCTCCCGGACTCCCTGACCCTCCGCCACCCGGGCCACCCGGGCCTGACCGCGGCCCTGGCCGGAGCCAAGAAACGGGACCTTGGCGGGGATGGGGCATGGGCGTTCACACGCCGGGACGTGACCGTGGACGTGTCCCCACTCATATCCGTGACCCTGGCGGCCTGGGGCTATGGCCGATTCAAGAGGAAAGGGTCAAAGCCCATGATCGTTTATGCGTAGACAAGAGGCCGCCGTGGTTCTGGGCTTTGCCCTGGTCCTGGTCGTGTCTGGCGTCACGTGGCTGGCCGGACCCTGGGGCATGTTGGCGGCCGGGGTCGTATTGCTGGTCGTGACCCTGATCATGCACGTGAAGGAGTGACGTGGCGCGCGTATGGGAGATGTTCCGGTCCCGGAAGGACGCCGGCCCGGAGGTCCGGTTTTCCACGGAGGACTGGGCCTTGGCCAAGTCCTTCCAGTTCGGGAACCTGAACTACCCGATTACCGGGATTCCGGTGAACGGCAAGGTAGAGACCCTGGAAACCTCCTTTGTGGGGTACGTCCAGGGGGCTTACAAGTCCAACGGCGTGATCTTTGCCACCTCCTTGTCCCGGATGGCTCTGTTCGCGGAGGCCCGGTTCCAGTTCCAGCACCTCGAGGGAGGCCGGCCCACGTCGCTCTGGGGTGACCGCGCGCTGGAGATTCTGGAGACCCCCTGGCCGGGAGGAACCACGGGGGACCTCTTGAGCCGGATGGAACAGGACGTGACCAATGCCGGGAACGCCTATTTCAAGATCACAGGTGGACGCCTCCGGCGGCGGAGACCGGACTGGGTCCAGATCATTCTGACGGCTCCCCCGGAAGAGGCCACGGACACGGACGTGGCCGGCTACCTCTACGCTCCCGGCGGCCGATTCGATGACCTCGAGGCCGCGGAGTTCACGCTTCCGGAACAGATGATCCATTGGGCACCGATCCCGGACCCCGTGGCCCAGTTCCGGGGGATGTCCTGGCTGACCCCGATCGTCCGGGAGATCACGGCGGATAAGGCGGCCACCGATCACAAGGGCCGGTTCTTCGCCAACGCTGCAACCCCTAACATCGCCATCCGTTACCCGGAGTCCATGGCCATGGAGGACTTCCTGGAGTACGTGGAGATCATCAAGAATGATCACACCGGGTCAGAGAACGCCTACAAGACCATGCACGTAGCCGGAGGCGCGGACATCACGGTCCTGGGCGCGGACCTGAAGCAACTGGATTTCAAGGCCACACAAGGAGCCGGCGAAACGAGAATCGCGGCGGCCGGAGGCGTTCCGCCCATCATCGTGGGCCTGTCAGAGGGCCTGTCCTCCGCCACCTACTCCAATTACGGCATGGCCCGGCGCAAGTTCGGGGACCACTGGGCCCGGCCCCAGTGGCGGTCCGTGGCTGGCGCCCTGGCCAAGGCCGTCAAGGTCCCGGCCGGCTCGAGGCTCTGGTACGACGACAGGGATATCCCGTTTTTGAGGGAGGACATGGGCGATGAGGCGGACATCATGGCCACCCGGGCCTCCGCGATCCGGACCCTGGGGGACGCCGGGTTCACGCCGGAGAGCGCCGTGGCCGCCGTGGACGGGTCGGACCTGACCCTCCTCAAGCACTCTGGCCTGTTCTCCGTCCAGCTCCAGCCCGCCGGCTCTCAACAGGACCCGGCCACAGAAGACCCCCAGGCCGACCCGGCCGCGGACGATGACGACCCGGAGGCGTGATGCTGCCTACGAAAATCAAGGACATGGACCTGGTCCGGGCCGCGGCCTGGGCCCCGGCGCTTCGGGCCAAGACGGACCCGGAGCCAGAGCAGGAGGCCACGGCCCAGGAGGAGGACATCCTGGGCGTGATGGACGTGCGGTTCTCCCCGTTCAACACCTGGTACGAAATCGATGACTGGTTTGAAGGTCGGTTTCTGGAGCGCACGGTGAAGGGCTCCTTCGCCAAGACCATCAAGGACAACGGCGCGGCCGGGTTCCGGGTCCAGTTCGACCACGGCTATGACCCCCAGATCGGGTCCAAGGTCCTGGGCATCCCGGAGAGCGTGAAGGAGGAGGTTGACTCCGCCACGGGCGTGGTTCCCCTCCTGGACACGAGCTATAACCGGGACCTCCTCCCAGGCCTTCGCCGTGGCGCGTACGGCTCGAGCTTCCGTTTCCGTGTGATCAAGGACGAATGGAACGACGAACCGGACCGGAGCGACACGAACCCGGACGGCATCCCGGAGCGGACCATCAAGGAGGTTCGCTTGATGGAGTTCGGTCCGGTCACCTGGCCGGCCAACCCGGACGCCACGGCTGGCATGCGCTCCGCCACGGCCCAGTTCATGGAGAAGATCCGGAGCCAGAACCCCGACTACGTCCGCCGTTTCATGGAGCGCGTGGAAATGGTACGGTCCACCGCTGACACTCCCCTGGGAGCCGTCAAGGTGGGCACGTCGGAGCCGCGCCATGCACTCCCCGGCCGCCGCGAGATGGACCTCCGCACACTGGAGCTGACTTCTCTCGGCATTCTGTAGGCCATCTAGCAGGGGAGATCCCATGGATCTTGAGCAGATGCGCGCGGACCTGGCGTACCTGGAGGACTGTCTTCGGGACATCCACACCAGGGCCAATGACCGCGCGCTGACCGATGACGAATCTCGCCAATGGACAGAGGGCAGGGAGAGCGTCCTCCGCCTCCGCGAGGAAATCCAGGAGATCGAGAACCGCCTTACGTTCGTCCGGGGGCTGGCCAGTCGTCCCGGGCACGTGGAGGACGGCCTGGACCTGGACCCGATCGTGGAGGGCCGTGGGCTCCGGTGGCAGGGCCGCGGCTCCAGCCCGTGGGACCTTGACCAGGTGTCCCGGTCCCTCTACAACTCCACGCCAGAGGCCGGCGGCCGGGACCTCCTGGCGCGCTCCCTGGACGCCGTGGAGCACATGCGCGGGGTCAAGCCGGAGCACAAGGAGCACATGACCACGCTCCTGGAGTCGTTCGACCTCGAGGACGACGGGGAAGAGGGTCGGGGAGCAAGGGCCGCCGCGGCTCACATCCTCACGGCCAGCTCCCCGGAGTACATCCGGGCATGGTCCAAGGCCTTCAGGACGGGTGTTCGGACGGGTCAGCCGGACGTGACCGCGCTCCAGGTCCTCCAGCGCGCGGCCTCCCTGACGGACGCCTCCGGCGGGTACGCGGTCCCGGTCCCGATCGACCCCACGTTGATCGTGAACACGGACGGGAACGTCAACCCGATCAGGTCCCTGGCCACTGTGAAGACCGTGACCACGAACAAGTTCAAGGTCATCAATGTGGGCGCGGTGTCCGCGTCGTACGACGATGAAGCGGAAGAGGTCTCTGACGACACTCCGACCTGGGGCGCGGATGAGATCAGTGTCCACACGGGTCGAGGTTTCATCCCGTTCTCCCTTGAGATCAGCATGGACTACCCCGGATTCATGGGGGACATCCAGATGCTTCTCCGGGAGTCCAAGGACGACCTGGAAGCCCAGAAGTTCGTCCTGGGATCAGGCACCGGAGAGCCCACGGGCATCGTCACGGCGCTGACCGGAACCTCCTACGTGGTGGCCTCCGGGACCGCGGACACGTTCGCGCTGGCAGACATCTATGCCATGGACACGGCCCTCCCGGCGCGCTGGGCCAGTAACGCCTCCTGGTTGGCGAACAAGGGCATTTACTCGAGCATCCGCCAGGCCGGCGGAGCGAATCTGGATGACTTCTGGGTCGGCCTCCGTGATGGGCGGCCCTCGAGCCTCCTGGGGTATGCGCCGTATGACGCCTCCTATATGGACGGTGTGATCAACGCGACCCAGGACAACTATGTGGCCATCCTGGGCGACTTCAGGTGGTACTGGATCGCGGAGCGCATCGGCATGTCCATGGAGCTGATTCCGCACATGTTCGGCGCGACCGCACGCCGGCCCACGGGTCAGCGTGGCGTGTTCGCCTGGTGGCGTAACGGTGCGGACGTGGTGGCACACCGCGCGTTCCGGATGCTGAACGTCACGTAATCCCCCTCGAGCCCAGGACCGGGGATCCCGCGACCAGGCAGGGATCCCCGGTCCTGCACAAAGGAGATGACCATGGCGGAGAAGCGCTATCTGAAGGCCACGACGGGATTCCTTCTCCCCGGCGGACGACAGATCCGGTTCGGGGACCTGGTGGCCGCCGATGACGAGATGTTCAAGGGCCGGGACGGCCTCATGGCCCATTTCGAGCCCGTGACCCCAGAGACCGTGGAGCAAGCGACCCGCGCGCCGGGGGAGGTCCGCATCCTCCCCACACGTAAGCCGCGGGCGTCCAAGGCCCCGGCGGAGACCCCGGAGAAGGAGTAACCGCCGTGGCGTTCGGGGACCCGTACGTTTCCCTGGAGGGCCTGAAGTCGTGGCTGAAGATCCCGCTTTCAGATACGGCCGATGACCTCGAGCTGGAGGCCGCCTTGACCGCGGCCTCCTCCGCCGTGGAGCTGGCCACGGAACGCCAGTTCAACCGGGACACGTCGGAGACCCCGATCGCCGCCACGCGGAGGTTCCGGCCCCGACTCCGATACAAGACCCACATTGATGACCTGTTCTCCCTGGAGGACCTGGTCGTCACATCGGACGGGATCACGCTGACCCTGGGCACGGACTTTGAGCTGGAGCCCGTGAACGGGATCTATCGCGGAATGCCGGGCTGGCCGTTCTGGACTCTCCGGCCGCTGAACCGGGACCTGGACATCACGGCGTACTCCCTCGAGGTCACCACGCCGTACTGGGGCTGGGAGGCCATTCCGGCCGGCGTTACCCAGGGGGTCCGGATCCTGGCCGCGGACCTGTTCAAGCTGAAGGACGCACCGCTGGGGGTCGCGGGGTTCGGGGAGATGGGCGTGGTCCGCGTCCGGGAGAACTCCACGGTCTCCATGCTGGTCAAGCCCTACCGCAAGTACCCGATCAAGGTGAGATGACCATGGCGGAAATCAACCTCACTGTGATCATGGAAGGGCTGGAGGCCCGGATGGCCACGATCTCCGGTCTCCGGGTCTCCGACGTGGTCCCGGACCAGATCAATCCGCCTCATGCGTTCGTAGGCGTTCCTCCGGTGCCCGACTATCACGGGGCCATGCGGATGGGGCTCACACGCCTTGAGGTCCCGGTCTGGGTCTTTGTGTCCGCCGCACTGGACCGGATTGGCCAACGCTCGCTTGCGGGCTACGCCAGCCCGTCCGGGCCCACATCAATCCGCGCGGCGATCGAAACGCCAGACGCGGATGGACGGAAGACGTTGGGCGGAGTGGCCGGCGTCCAGGACGTGATGGTCCGCGATTTCCGGCCGCTGGGCCGGGAGGACATCGGCGTCATCGGCTACTTCGGAGGCGTCTGGACCGTGCTGGTAGAGATCGACGGAAGGTGATGGACCACATGGCCAAGTACAAGGTGACCGGGAAATACGAGGTAGGAGGGTCAGCGCCGGGGGAGACCGTGGAGCTGGACCCGGACAAGGTCAACGTAGATGAACTCCTCCGCGTGGGCCTGGTCGAACCCTTGGACCAGGAGGAGACCAGCACGGTCCAGGAGGTCCAGCCCCAGGACCAGGACGCGACCAAGGTGGACCGGTCTGGCCAGACGCGGTCCAAGGCGGTCAAGTCCGTGGACCAGCCCGGGACCGGGGGCTGACCCATGCCGGCCATCGCCCTGACGGACGCGCGGATCCTGGTCCACGGCCACGACTTCACCGCGGACTCCAACCAGGTCTCCCTGGAGGCCACCGCGGATGACCACGACGTGACCACGTTCGGGAGCGCACGCGCAACCAAGTTCCGCTCCCGGGTCGCCGGCCTGAAGACCGTGGCGGCCACCGTCTCCGGGTTCTGGGATGCCGCGCCGGATGAGGCCGCATGGTCCAGCCTGGGCGTGGCCGACCGCGTCACGATCGTCTCCCCCACGGGAGAGCCCGGGGACGTGGCGTACCTGGTCCGTGGTGGGACCTTCTCCTATGAGTCGTTCGGAGAGGTCGGGGAGCCGGCCCCGTTCACGCTGGGCATCTCCTCCACGAGCACGGAGGGCATGATCCGGGGCCATCTTCTGGCCTGGTCGGAGGACCCCTTGGACGCCGTGGGCGTAGTCGGCCTGGCGGACCTCGAACTGGCCGCCGTAACGGGCTCCCAGTTCCTCTACGGCGTGTTCCACGTCATGGGAGATCCCGGGACCACGATCACAGCGGTTGTCGAGTCCGCGGCGGATGACACGTTCGCGGGAGCCACCACACGGTTCACGTTCGGCCCGATCACCACGGCGGAGGGCCGCTGGGGTGTCCGCATCCCCGGCCCGATCACGGATACCCACTACCGCCTCCGGGTGACTGCGGTCACCGGGGAGTTCACGATCGCCGCGGCGATCGGGATTGGAAACTGACCATGGCATTTGCGCTGACCGATGTGAAGGTCACGATCAACGCCGTGAACTGGTCGGGCATGGCCCGTCAGGTCACGCTCCCATTCGAGGCGGAGGAACTGGACTCCACGACCTTCGGGACCTCCGGGTGGCGAGCCCGTATCGCCGGCCTGAAGGACGGGAACTCCGATATTGAGTTCCTGAACTCATTCGAGGCCGCCGGTCTGGATGAGGTTCTGTGGGGTCTGTTCGGGACCGTGGTTGCGGTCACGATCTCCCCCAGGTCCGTGGCCGTGTCCACCGCGAACCCCGAATACTTCGGGGACCTCCTGGTCAACCAGATCAACCCGCTGGACGGCACCGTGGGAGACCTGGCCGTCAGGTCCATCTCCTGGCCTGTCGCCGGGCCCTGGGACCGCCGGACCGCGTGATCCATGGCCGGCAACGCTGACCAGGCCAGGCAACTGGCGGATCTGGCCAAGACCCTCCGCCAGACCGCGGACGGGAAGGTCACGCTGAAACGGCTCCGTAAGGAGTTGCGCCAGGTGGCCCAGCCCATGCGGAAGTCCGTTCAGAAGGCGGCCCTGGGACTCCCTAGCGATGGGGAGTCAGCCCGCCGGGGCCGGCCGTCGTTGCGCCGGACGTTGTCCAGGGCCACCAGGATCAAGGTCACCTTTGCCAGGTTCACGGCCGGCGTGATGGTCGTCACGGGCCCCGGCGGGATGCCGGACGGAATGAAGGGCCTCCCGCCGTATTTCGAGGGAGGGGCCCCCCTCCGGCATCCCGTGTTCGGCAACCGGGATGTGTGGGTCCGCCAACAGGCGGCCCCGTTCTTCTATCCCGCCATCCGACCCCATGAGGCCAACGTGCAGGCGGCGGCCCAGCGCGTCCTGGACCAGATCACAAAGGAGATCGAACAGTCATGAGTGAAGTCGAGACAGCGCCGGCGGAGCATGCGCACGCGGAGGCCACGGGCAAGAAAGACCGGACGTTCACCTGGACTCACAAGGAGGACGGCCCGGACGGGGTCCAGGAGGTGACCTGGTCCGTGGAGATCCCCCGGAAGTTCAAGCGGTTCAAGTTCGCACGCCGGGCCGCCGCCGGGGACTACATGGGCGCGCTGGAAATCGTGTTCGGGGACCCGGAGGTCCTGGCCCCGCTGGAGGACTGGGACCTGGATTCGGAGGAGTTCCAGGCGATCATGGAGGCTCTGGGGGAGGCCGTGGGAGGGACGGGAAACTCCTAGAGCTGGCCGCGCTGGTGATCCGCCAACATGACGCGATAGAGGCGGATCTGGCCCGGTTCTATCCCCGGGACGCGGACCAGCTCCCGGAGTTCTGGGCCGGGCGGATGACCTGGAGACGCCTGGGGGTCCTGGTCCGGGCTCTCCCGCCGGAGGCGGTCACGACCCAGGAGCTTGACCAGGCCGGCGTCACGAGATGGACCCAGGACACGGAACTGTTGGCCGCCGCGGTGGACGAACTGAAGACCTGGCGCTGGGAGTACGCCATGAGCCAGGGCCCCAAGAGCAAGCCCCAACGGCCGGAGCCGTTCCCCAGACCGGAAGGAGAGCCCCGTGGCTAAGACCCTGGCCATAGTCCTCCTGGGCGTGGACAAGCTGGGTAAGGCGTTCAAGTCCGCCGGGACCGGGCTGGACAAGCTGGAAACCAGGCTCGAGCGGTTCCAGGGCGCGGCCACGGCGGTCGGGATCGGGGCCGGAGCGGCCCTCCTGGGCGGCCTGAACGAGACCCTGAACCGGGACGCCGGGAAGGGCCTCCTGACCGCCCAGCTTGGTCTCACGGCCAAGGAGTCGGAGCGGATCGGGAAGGTGTCCGGGGACCTGTTCGCCTCCGGGTTCGGGGACTCCATGGAGTCCGTGAACGATGCGGTCAAGAGCGTGGTTCAGAACATGGACGGCATGAAGGGGGCCAGTGCCTCCGCGCTGAAGGACACGGCCGGCCGGGCCCTGAACGTGGCCAAGATCATGGGAGAGGACGTTTCCAAGGTCACAGCCTCCGTGTCCACGCTCATGAAGACCGGGCTGGCCCCGAACGCCAAGGAAGCCTTTGACGTCATCCTCCGTGGGACCCAGCTTGGCGCGAACAAGCAACAGGACTTGCTGGACACCCTGACGGAGTACCCGACCCTGTTCCGGAACATGGGCCTGGACGCCAAGGCGGCCACGGGCCTCCTGGTCCAAGGCCTCCAGGCCGGCGCGCGAGACAGTGACAAGGTCGCGGACGCTATCAAGGAGTTCTCCATCCGGGCCGTGGACGGGAGCAAGCTCACGGCCCAGGGCTTCCAGATGATCGGGTTGGACGCCGGGAAGATGGGCGCGGCCATCGGCAAGGGAGGGGCCTCCGCCTCCAAGGCGCTGGACCTGACCCTGACCAAACTCCGCGGGATTGAGGACCCGGTCCTCCGGAGTCAGGCCGCCGTGGCGTTGTTCGGTACCCAGGCTGAAGACCTGGGCGCGGCTCTGTTCGCGCTGGACCCCTCGAGCGCGGGTAAGAAATTGGACGGGTTCAAGGGGTCGGTAGATCGCGCCGGCCAGGCCATGTCCCAGACCGCGTCTGGGAACATTGAGGCCTTTAAACGCCAGGTCATCGATGCTTTCGTGACCACGCTGGGGGTCCACGTGGTCCCCAAGATCCAAGCGTTCATCGCGCTCATGAAGAACATGGGGATCAGCCCGACCACGTTCCTGGTTCTGGGCGGAGCGCTGGCCGCTCTGGCTCTGTCAGTAAAGCTGGTCAGCGTGGCCACGGCGGTCTGGCGCGGTCTGGCCATCGCCGCCGGGGCCGCATCCAAGGTGTGGGCCGCAGGGGTCTGGCTGGTCAATGCGGCCATGCGGGCGAACCCCATCGGGATCGTGATAACGATCATCATGGCTTTGGTGGCCGCCGTGGTCGTGGCCTACCAGAAATCGGACACCTTCCGGAACGTTGTCCAGATCGCTTGGCGCGGCATTCAGATGGCCGTGTCCCACGCCTGGAACAACATCATCAAGCCCGCGTTCTCCGCGCTGGTCTCCTTCTACCAGACCGTGCTGGCCCCGGCGGTCACCTGGTTCTGGAAGAACATCATCCAGCCAGCCTGGAAGGGGATCACGTTCGCGGTAGAGGTCGCCTGGGGCATCCTAAAGATCATCTTCGCGGCCATAGACGCGGTCCTCCGCCGGGTCGTGGCCCCCGTGGTGACCTGGCTCTGGAAGAACGTCATCCAACCGGCGTGGAAGGGGATCAGCTTCGCCATAAACGTGGCGTGGGGAATCCTGAAGATCATCTTTGCGGCCATAGACACGATGATCCGGCGCGTGGTGGCCCCGGTCATTCTCTGGCTCTGGAAGACGATCATTGCGCCGGCCTGGACCGCCATCAAGACCGTTATCTCCACGGTCTGGAACTCCGGCATCAAGCCCGTTTTCGAGAACGTGAAAAAGGGTGTTGAGCTGGTCGGAAAGGCTTTCGAGTCTGCCAAGAACTTCATCGGTCGTGTCTGGGACAAGATCCGGGACCTGGCCATGAAGCCCGTCAGGTTCATTGTCCAGACGGTGTATACGAAGGGGATCAAGGGAGTCTGGGACAAGGTTGCCAAGTTCGTGGGGGCGCAACCGCTCCCGGCCGCGCCGGCGTTCGCGGCCGGCGGCCCTGTCCGTCAGGGGACCACGTCCACGGCGGATGATGTCCTGATCCGGGCCTCCCGGAATGAGTTCGTGGTCAACGCGGCCAGCACGCGCCGGAACATGGGCCTGATCGACTACGTCAACCGCAACGGCAAGAACAAGGACGTTCTCAAGGAGATGTCCCTGGCCGGAGACCCCGGCGGAGTCGTTCCCGGGTTCGCCGATGGCGGGATCGTTGGCTGGGTCAAGGGCTGGGCCTCCAAGGCGAAGAACTTCTTTGAGGACGGCCTGGCCAAGGCCCTGGACGGGGTCATGGGCCCGATCAATGGCTTGATTGACCGCACGCTGGGGACCACGGGCATCGGTGGCATGGTCGGAGGCGTCCCCAAGAAGTACATGAAGGACATGCGGTCCTGGCTCATGAGCCGGAAAGACAAGCTCGAGGGAGGCGGTCCCGGGGCCCAGGGCGCGGTTCATGCGGCCCGGAAACAAATAGGCGTCCCCTACTCCTGGGGAGGCGGAGGCCTCCACGGCCCGACCCGCGGTATCCAGCAGGGCGCGAACATCACCGGTTTCGACTGCTCAAGCCTCATGCGCTACGGCTGGTACCAGAGCACGAAAAAGGTCATGCCCAGGACGACCTACACGCAATGGCCCTGGCTGGACAAGGTCGGCACGCCACGGCCCGGGGACCTGGGGTTCCCTCACGCTGGGCACGTGTTCATGGCCAGCGGCAAGAACAAGATCATTGAAGCGCCGTACACCGGAGCCCGGGTCCGTGAGGTCCCGATGCGGGGAGCCAAGTGGGGCCGGCCGCCGGCGTCCTTCTCCCGCGCGGACAACGGACAGACCGTGCTGGAGCCCGGCATGAACGGGGTCTACAACGGCACCGGAGCACGGGAGCCCCTGGTGGACCCGCGCATGGCCGGCGGAACCACGATCAAGGAACTCCACGTCCATGTCCCGATGGGCGCGGATGAGGTCCAGGTGGGCCGGACGGTGCTGAAGGCCATTCAGGCCGCGGTCCGCCGGGACGGTAAGGCCGGAGTGAAAGCGATCTTGCCATGACCGATCTTTATCCCCCGGACATCCTCCGCCTGGCGATCGGGTTCTCCACGAACCCCATGAGTGAGGCGGACGGGGCTCTGTTCCTGAACGACCCCGCCAAAGGCCTCCTGAACACGGGCACGCTGGGAGGGACGGAGTACCACGTCTCCGTCCTGGACGACCTCCGCCGGATTACCATCAAGCGCGGGGCCTCCCGCGCGGACTTCCCGCTGATCCGGTATGAAGCCGGAGGCGGAGAACTGGCCCTGTTGAACCTCGAGCGCCAGTACGACCCCACGAACCTGAACGGCCCGTACGTGGCCGGAGGCGTGACCCAGGTCGAACCCATGCGGCCTCTCCTGGCCTCCGCCATGTGGGATGGCGTGGACTATCCCCTCATCCAGGCGTTCATAGATACCTGGGCCCTGGACTGGGCCGGGCCGAACTGGTCGGAGGCCTCCGCGCCGTTCACGGACGGGCTCCGGATCCTGGAGGAGGACAAGCGCCAGGCCGTGGCCGCGGTCGGGGCCGGAGAACTGTCCGGCGCTCGAGTGAACCGGATCCTGGACTCCGTGGGCTGGCCGGCGGACAAGCGCGCCATAGACACGGGGTCTGTGACCCTCCAGGCCACGACCCTTGACGGTCCGGCCCTGTCCGAACTCCAGGCCGTGGCGGAGGCAGAACTGGGCGCGCTGTACGTGCGCGGGGATGGGGTCCTGGTCTTCCGGGATCGCACGGCGATCATGACGGACCCGCGCGCCACGACCAGCCAGGCCATGTTCGGGGACGGAGGCGGAGACGAACTCCCGTACAAGGACGGAGGCCTCCGTCTTGCCTATGACACGGACACGCTGATCAACCGCATCATCGCCCAGCGGGAAGGGGGCGCGGAGATCGTCCTGGAGAACCTGGCGTCCCAGGAGAAATACCTGGTCCATGCGCCAGTCTCCTCCACGGACCTCCTTCTGGAAAGTGATGCCGCCGTGGAGCAATGGGCCGGGTTCCTGCTGCAGGTCTCCGCCGCGCCGGAACTCCGGTTCGTGTCCATGGAGGTCTGGCCACGCGCGGACCCGGATCGGCTCTGGCCCCAAGTTCTTGGACGGGAGATAGGTGACCGTATTACGGTCATCCGCCGGCCGCCTGGTGGTGGTGACCCGATCGAGAGGGACGTGTTCATCCGCGGCATTGAGCATGTGATCACGGTGGACAACTGGGTCACCACGTGGCATTTCCAGTCCGCCAGCGCGTTCACGTTCTTCACGCTGGACGTGAGTGCGTTGGACCAGGTGGCCCTGGGTTTCTAAGGAGAATCGCATGCCGTACAAAACGTTCACGGCCGGGGAGATCCTGACCGCGTCCGATGTGATGACGTACCTCATGAACCAGGTGGTAGTGGTCTGCACGTCGGGGACCCGGCCCAGCTCTCCGACAGAAGGCCGGGTGATCTTTGAGACAGATACGAACAAGCTCATGGCCTATGACGGGAGCGCGTGGCAAGAGCTGAACATGACGGACACGCCTCGAGTCCGCGCGGTCCGGGAGGCCACACAATCCCTGACCACGGGGTCCACCATCGCCATCCAATACGACACGGCCCCACAGAATCCCCGGTCCATGTGGTCCGCCGGTAACCCCTCCAGACTCACGGTCCCGGCCGGCGGAGGCGGAACGTACGTGATCGGAGGCGCGGCCCAGTTCGCGCCGGCGGCCGGCGGGTCCCGTCAGTTGGCCGTGGACATCTCCGGGACCACACAGATCCGCCAGACCATCCCGTCCATCGGCTCCGGCCTGGCCACGCGCGTGAACATCTCCTACATGTGCACGGTGGCCGCGGGGGAGTACGTGGAGATCACCGCTCGCCAGGACTCCGGGGGGTCGATCAACCTGGAGACCTCCGAAAATCACCCGTCCGCCTGGATGGTGAGGGTCGCACCTTGACCAGCTTCCAGGCCAGGCTGATCCGGCGACTCCCACCAGGGATCCGGAATTTTCCGCTGGACGCCATGCTGGCCGGGATGGCCGTTCCGGCCGGGTTGGCCAACCTGGCCGGGTTGGCGTCCAGTGCGGCCCTGGACCAATTACTGGCCACCGCGGTCCGCACGCTGTGGGCCGGGTGCCTGATCATTGGCGCGCTAGCCTGGCTGGTCGGGGTCCTTGCCGTGGAGACCCGGGATGGGGTCCTGATCTTCCGCCGACTCTCCATGATGATCTTTGGAATGCATCTCCTGTCCCTGGCCGCGCTGGTCTACGCCGTGGCCCTTCTGGTCCTGAACGGCTGGAGTGCAGCAATGGCGGCATGGCCCCTTCTCACGTTCGCGGCCGGGTTGCACATCCGGCGCGTGGACCTGGCTGGGACCTACCGCCAGGAAGGGACCGTGTAGTGGGCCTCGGTATCAACATCACAGCGATGGTCAGTGGGGCCCTGACCATCCTCCTTGGGGGTGGCCTGATCAAGGCGGTCCTGGACTACCTCCGGGATCGCCGGCGCGATCAGTCCGCGGCCAAGGTGACCACCTTCCAACAGCTCCAGAGCTGGAACGAAGCCCTCCAGAGCCGAGTCACAGAGCTGGAGACCGCGCTGGATTCGGAACGCCGGCGGAGACGCACGCGAGAGGACGAACTTCTGGAGGAGTTAGCCGGAGAGCGCCGGATGCGCGTGTCTCTGGAGGACCGCGTGGAGCGCCTGGAAAGCGCGTTGAAAGATCAGAAGGGGATCACATGACGAGAATCGAGACACGAGCATCCTGGGACGGGCGAACCTCTCGAGGGACCAGCTACCTGGCCAGCACTCGAGGCGTGAAGGCCCATTACACCGGAGGCCAGGTCAGCACGGCCACGCTGACCGATCATGAGAAATGCCGGGCCGCGGTCAAGGGCATCCAGGCCGGCCACATGAACGGCAACGGCTGGAACGACATCGGCTATTCCATGATCATCTGTAACCACGCGGCCATGATCGGGCGCGGTGCCCACGTCCTTCCGGCCGCGAACGGCCCCGGCCTCAACTCCGGCCATTACGCCATCCTGGTCCTGGTCGGAACCTCCGGCGTCACCACCATCACGGACGCCATGAAGGTCAACTTCCACGCCGCGCGGAACTACCTTCGCACGTACGGCAACGCCGGCGCGGAGATCAAACGCCACCGGGACGGCTACGCCACAGCTTGCCCTGGCCCCAGCGTGTCCTCCTGGGTCACGGCAGGGGCCAAGCTCCCCAGCGGAGCCGGATC